AATTTTTGGAAATTTTTGGAAATCGAAAAAACACTAACTCGTTTATATTTAGCGATTTTTTTATTTCCATTTTATATAATTATGGAAACAGAAAAATCGTTAAATTCTGACAAAACATATTATTGCGAATGTTGTGACTATACCACACCACATAGACAATGTTATAAAAATCACGAACACACCATCAAACACAAAAAACGGATTTCGGAAATAAATGGAAATGTAGAGGAAATCGAAAAAACACTAAGAACAACAAAAATATATCACTGCGAGAACTGTAACTATACTACCATTAAAAAAACCGATTTTGATAGACATCATAATACAATCAAACACAATCAACCACATGAAGAGAAAAAACATATATGTGCCATATGTAATAAAAGATTTTCAAATGCAAGTGGATTATGGAAACACAAGAAAAAATGTATACCACCAGAAGAACAACAAGAGGAAGACGAATGCGAAGAAGAGAACAAAGGATTTCATTTCAATGTTTTTATGGAAATTATGAAACAAAACAAAGAATTTCAACAATTTATGGCAGAACAAAATCGAGAAATCCAAAATATAATGATTGAACAAAACGAAAAAATTATTGAATTAGCCAAGACACAAAATGTAGTGGCAACTACAAATAATAATAATCAATTCAATATTCAATTATTTTTGAATGAACGATGTAAAAATGCACTCAATATCAACGAATTTATAGATACATTAGAAGTAACTACCGAAGATTTCGAAGAAACGGGGAGATTGGGTTATGTCGATGGAATTTCCCGAATATTTATCAACGGTCTTCGTAACCTAGGTGTCGAAAATAGACCATTGCATTGCACCGATTTAAAACGAGAGACGGTTTACATAAAACATGATGATAAATGGGAAAAAGAAGGAGAAGAAAAAAATCTGTTTTTGTGGTTAGTAAAAACCATATCCAATTTAAATTTACAGCAATTGCCGAAATGGTTACAAAAAAATCCATATCATGTAGATGTAACACATCGTCAAAATGACGAATATATTCGTTTGTCTATGGCGGCTCTCGGTGGAAATTCGATTGAACATAATAATGAATTATACAATAAAATCATGAAAAATGTCATGAAAGTATCCGTTATTGATAAAAAATCACTATCTGTAATCAAAAAATAAATCAAATAAAAAAGAATGATAATTTATCGTTTGCGTAATTCATGCGAAAATATTTTCTCATACGGATTATGATGTTGTAAAAATATTTTTTGGAAACAATTTAAAATCTATTTGTTATTTATATTTAGTTTAGAAAGAATGATGAATGAAATAGCAAATGAGCCATTTGTTGAACCAATATTAAAACCAGACGATAGTCGCTTTGTTATGTTTCCTATAAAATATCCGGATATTTGGGAAATGTATAAAAAACAAGTCGACTGCTTTTGGAGAGCAGAAGAAATTGATTTATCAAAAGATTTAAATGATTGGAATCACAAATTAACCAATGATGAACGATTCTTTGTAAAAATGATTATTGCATTCTTTGCAGCATCAGATGGTTTGGTTCTTGAAAATTTAGCAGCTCGTTTTATGGGAGATGTCCAAATTTCCGAGGCTCGTGCATTTTATGGATTTCAAATTGCTATGGAAAATGTGCATTCCGAAACTTATTCATTATTAATTGATACTTATATAAAAGACAGTGACGAAAAAGACAAATTGTTTCACGCGATTGAAAATTTTCCATGTATTAAAAAGAAAGCAGATTGGGCAAAAAAATGGATCGCGGATAAACGAAGTAGTTTTGCTACAAGACTCGTCGCATTTGCATGCATCGAAGGTATCTTTTTTAGTGGAGCTTTTAGTGCTATTTTTGCAATCAAAAAAAGAGGTATGATGCCGGGTTTAACATTTTCCAATGAATTAATATCGCGTGATGAAGCATTACATACAGAATTCGCTATTTTATTATATAGTAAACTTGAAAAAAAATTAAATAAAAAACGAATTTATGAAATCGTAAAAGAAGCAGTCGATATTGAAAAAGAATTTATGACCGATGCTATACCATGCCGTATGATTGGTATGAACACAAAATTAATGTGTGAATATATCGAATTTGTAGCAGACCGTTTATGTCTTCAATTAGGATACGATAAAATCTACCATTCAAAAAATCCTTTCGATTTTATGGAGTTAATTAGTATACAAACAAAAACGAATTTCTTCGAATTAACTGTAAGTGATTATGCATTAGCAAATAAAACAATAGACGATACTGTATTTGATTTATCTACTGATTTTTAGACCTTCGTTATCTATATTTAGACAAAAGTAGCAAAAAGTAGCAAAAAGTAGCAAAAAGTAGCAAAAAGTAGCAAAAAGTAGCAAAAAGTAGAATAAAAAATATTTGAATATATTAGACACTCTATTCTCATATATTCAAATTACACAATCATCATCACATAATGGAAACGATTGATTTTGTCATACCAGTCAAATGCAATCATTTTTTGATTCGAACAGCGATTGAATCCATTCATCAATTTTATCAACCAAGAAATGTATATATCATTACAAATCGTGCAGAAATCAAAACGATAAAAAATGATTCTATCCATTGGAATTGTTCCACCAAAATCCTTTTTATAGATGAAGATACATTTTTCCTACCAAATTATCATTTATTCAAAAATCAAATTGAAAACATGTATGAAAGGACGGATGAAAATGCCAGAGAATTTGGATGGTGGTATCAACAATTATTGAAATTAGGCAGCGTTTATCAAATTGAAGGTTTATCGGATCCATATATTGTCTGGGATTCGGATCTAATTCCATTACAAAAATGGTCCATTTACAATGAAAAAACGAATCAATATTTTTTTGCAATATTACAGGAAACCGCCAAAAATAATTGGAATAAAGAACAATATGCAGCATCTATAAAGAATTTGATTGGAATTGAAGTTTTAGAACCAGAAACTGGCGGCACTTTTGTTCCTCATCATTTTGTATTTCATCATAATGTATTGAAAACATTTTTACGATATATTCTCTTAGATTTGGATACAAAAACATGGATCGAACGAATTATTGGATTATCACATGAATATTCTCGATTTAGTGAATATAAAACGATAGCTACTTTTATGCGAAAATTTTACCCTGAATTATTACATTATCATCCATTTTCTCATTATGGAAAAGATGGCATCCGATATCGTGAAAATAAAGAAATTATTGAAAAGATAAAAAACTATTGTGTTATTGAAAAATGTGGGTTATCTTATGAAAATTTTTGTCAATTTGTACATGCTTATTATACAAAAAGACCATCTTATATACAAATTGAACATGTTTATTCATAATATACATAAAATATGTAATTAAAAAATCACATTTGTAATGCAGTCATTTTTTATTATGGTTTAGAAAAAAAACATTCATAAATAAATGGAAGAAGAAGAAAAATCGAATAAACATATGAAAATAGTTACAAAGTACAATAATGAAATAAAACTTCCCAAAAACTTTGATTTGGGATTAAAAAGTCCATCACGCGCCAATTTAAGATCAATGATTTATCGTAATATACTCGATAATTCACAGACAAATCGACGAAAATATAGTTATTCAAATACATCATCTGTGAATTCAGATATAAATAATGACAACAATAATGCGATAAGTGCTTTAAAAAAATTACAAAAGGAGCGTCTTATTATTTCTAGACTTGGGTTTGCAGAAAAAGCACATGAATTGGATAAAGAAATTGAAATTATGAGAGAAAAAGCATCTAAATTGCGTGAAAAAGAAGAAAACGAATTATTGAATGAAATGATGATGATATTAAAGAAAAAAAATGAACGAAAAAAACAACGTGTATTGGATGTATTAAATCAAGAGAAAACTTGTTTAAGAAATACGATACGAATGGAAAAACAAAAGTTGATTGAAAAACAAAATATGGAATTTCAAAATATTGTTGAAAGCACTGAACGAAAATCAATTGGTAAAATAAAAAAATGTGATTGTAAATTACTTTATTTATGTAATCATAATAAAACATCTTCTTGGAATATTCGTAAACCAAAACCAATCGTTGTTTTATATAGAAAAAATAGTAAACGATTAAAGCAGGGTGGTCGAATCGAAGATGCTTTACAAATAGAGGAAAAAGCCGATGAAATAGATTATAATGATCTAATTCAATGGAAAGACAACATTGCCAAATCAATTACACAAACACCATGGGGTGCGAATATATCCATTGTGGATAGAATGATAGAAAAACATAAAGAAGAAATGGAAGAAATGGAAAATAAACATAAGTTTCAATTGTATTGTTTTCAAGAAAAATATGTTCGAAGAGTATTTGCGATGGAAAATTTTTTTACGACAGAAGAAAGTAGATTGCGAATAAAAGCAAAAAGAATTTACGAAAAAAGGTTACAAGAAAAGTTAAAATCTGAAGGTTTAACGAATGATGATGAAAATAATAATCAAAAAAATCATGAGTTTGATGATACCATTACATTCGATTTTAATGATGATGAATATCAGTTTCTACAATATAAAGAGGAACAAAAGATAGATGAAACAAATGAAACAAAAAAGATAGATGAAACAAAAATGGACCAAATTGTCATTTCAGATAAAAAAATCATAAAAAATAAGGTGGCATTTTCATTAGATGATAATATATATTATGTAGACAATGAAGAATGTATAGACAATACACCCGAACATTCAAATTTAACAGAATGGTATAAAGACACCAAAAATCCAGAAGATTATGTTATTGAAACAACCTATAAATATACACAATACAATATAGAAGTGGATATGGAAGTCGATATTGATTATGATAATAAAATCATCACACCAGTATTACCAAATACATCAAAACCATCTTATAATACTTATCAAACCGAAAAGAGATTTTACCGAAGTTTATTATAAAAAATATAGAATAAAGATATATGAAACATTTAGCATCACAAAATAAAATCACAAAATTAGCTAGTGAACTCAGAATTGCAGTTAAAAATAATGATATTTCCAATGTAATGTATTTGATTGAAGAAAAAAATGCACCTATCAATGAAACAAATCGTTTCGGTCGTAGTCCATTGTATATCGCTGCATTCAATGGATATTATGAAATTATAGAATATCTTATAGAAAATGGTGCGGATATCAATATACAAACAAAATTTTTTTTTGAAACACCACTTTATATTGCTAGTGAAAAAGGACATTATGAATGCATGAAATTACTAATAGAAAAAGGAGCAGATATACATAAAACCGATTTTCGAAAAGAAGAACCGATTCATGTAGCAACTTATTATGGACATTATGATTGTGTGAAATATTTATTAGAATCTGGTTCCCAAGTGAATGTTTTGGATAAAGATGGAAGAACACCTTTATATGTTGCTGCCTATCATAATCATTTTGAAATTATGAAATTATTTATAGACGATTATAAAGCAGATACAAATTTAAAACGAAATAATGGGCGTTCACCTATTTATGTAGCATCAGCTGAAGGAAATGAAAAATGTTTACAATATCTCATTGATAATGGTGCAGAAATAGATGCAACAGATAATTATAACCGAACACCATTAAATGCGTCTACATTAGAAAACATTAAAAAAATATTGCGTAAATCAAACGCATCATGGAGAATTTAGAGCATCGGCTAAGGAAAAATTCTCTTTGTTTTTTTATTTGAAGATTTGGGAGTATTTTGACTATGATAAGATTCAACTAACATTGTTTCATCCACATAGTTTCCAGATTTTATTTCTTTAATATTATTTAATAACTTTTTTGACATTGATTTATTCATTCTTTCCAATGCAGTTAATATTGTAGCAAATACATTGATACCTATTCCAGCCCATACCATATTTTTCATTAAAACAACTGATTGTTCATTTGTTTGCTGTGGTACATTTCCTTGATAACCTACTGCAAAAGTTGTAATAAGAATAGCTGAATAATGTGAAAAAATAAAAACATATCTTATCCAAATATTATATTTATTTAGTTGCTCACGTTGTTCCATAAATCGTTTTAAATCATGAACTTTATTTTCCTTAAAAATATTTTCTATTTCGATCGTTGTTGTAGATTTATCAGTAATCATTCTTTGTGAAAAGAATATATTTATATATTACTAAATTATTTTACACCATAATACCATTGTAATTGCAAATTATAATTACAATGTTATAATTACAATGTTATAATTACAATGTTACTAATTATCAATACTTTTAGACGATGAACATAATAATATTTGACTTGTGCATATATTTGGGTTCGGAAATACAATCGAATTTGGTATTTGTGTTCCATATTTATCAACATACATTTTTTCTTCTTCATTATAAGATTCTTTCGTCTTTTTTCTACTCGTGGGAATTATATCATAAAATAGAAATCCGCAATAATAACACAATATATTTATAAGTAGTGGTAAACACCCGTAATAAAATGTGTAATAATAAGAAACTTTTGGAAAAAAATAAAGTCTTATAAAAATGGATAAAAGATAAAAATTGTATATGATAAATTCATATTTTGTAGAAAGAATCCATTCCGATAAAGAAACAATTTTATCATCTTTTTGTGTAGCACCAAAATTTATTTTCCAATTCAATATATGGACAATATACATCATTGAAAATCTCACCGATAATGAACCATATAGGAAAGTAGTAAAAATTAATTCTCTTATGATTTGACTAAAAATTTTTTTCCAATAAAATTTTATTTTGGTAGCAAAAATGAGATTTGTAAATAAATTACATCCAACCCATAATAATATCGATTGAAATATTAAATTTATTGGGTATAAATACGAGGGTAAAATATATAATAATTGTTCAAAAAAAAGAAGATTATAAAATAATGAAAAATGACATTGTGCAATAGATATAAAATTCAAAATATAAGCTAATAAATTTATTTTATTATACCATTCAATTCGTTTACAAGCCAAAAAACAAAGAATCGTAGATGAAAAAAATCCACCATCTTTGACAAAATATTGAGAAATAGGATTGAATGTTAGTTCAGATGCACCACATGCAAATTTGGCCAACTTAAAATACTCAGTAATAAAATTAAAAGAGATTCCTTCCAGAAAAACGCCACAACATGAAACATATCTTCCTATATAATTTTTATCAAATCCTCTTAACATACAATCAAAATCTTCTGATACTTTATCTTCGGACCAATAAAAAATATAATTTTTTTCATCTTTTTCGGAAATTTCTTTGAGAATTTTCATATTTAAGAGAACATTATGACCCACTAATGGCGATATAAGATTGATAGTTGAACCGACCAATATACCATTATAAATATTACAGGTTGAATGAAACACACATTTTTCAGATAATTTTTTTGTGCTTAGATATGGACCAGAATACATTTGTAAATATAAAACATCGTTGACTCCATCATATAAAATATCTTTTATCATTTTTTTGAAACATCCATTTTTGTAATTGGTTATATTGGGAAAACGAGTATCCGAATCAATTAAAAACACATAGGGTGCATATTCTAAATTTCCACCAAATACCGCTCCTTTATCAATCAATTCTTTGTATTCTTCTGAAACATTATTTGGATTGTTTTCTATATCCATAAATAGTTTACTATAATTCAATGAAAAATTCAAATTTCCAGCTTTTTTAAATCGACCCATTCGTGGATATTTGGATGCATGCGGTCTACATGTGTATCCAAGATTATATGCTTTATAAAATTCGAATCTATATTGTCTATCCGCCTCTGAAATCATATTGAAACCATCATCACAAATAATAATATTGCATTTCGCATTCGTTTCTATCATATATCGATTTGCTTGTAATAAAGCACTATATATTGTCGGCTTTATAGTGTTCTCAAAATCTTCTTTGTAGATAGGTATTTGAATCGTTATATTTGGATATGTAACATCAATACACTGGTCTGGTATTTCAAAACCAGAATAATATTGACTATTTATTTTGAAACTTTTCAAATTCATGGATAACTTATATAAGCAAATATGTATAAAATTCAATGTATAATATATCCAAGATAATATGAATACAAAAGTAAAACTTGCGTATATATAATGTATGATTATGAATATATTACCATTCCGATTGTTTATCATAGTATAAATCATATCATAAAAAATAAATAGAATCAAAAAAAGATTGATTACTGTTGAGGAAATAATAAACCATTCATTCTTGTTTTGTTTTCGGTTATATTTTTTTTGATATCGAATCGAAATATCAGGGTCATCATCATCCGTATCGCATATGGGAATACGAACATCTTTTGTTGACATACTTATAATATATAATTAAGATATCTAAATATATATTATGATATATGCAGTTGTAATTACAAATTTCATAAATTATTTTATTATGATATGTGTAATCTTTAGAATATTTTCACATTATATAATACATGAGTTTCAAATACATATATGATACATTTTTCGCACCAAAAAATCGAATAGCTCCAAAATTATCCTTCTATGAAAAAGTCCAAAATGCAATGAATTCTATTGAAAAATATGAAAAACATTTTGAATCTTCGAGAGAAGACACGATCATTCTTATAGAAAATTTACTATATTCAAATTCCGAATTTTTCGATGATGTAGAAATATTTTTTCATCCAATTATAAAACAAAGGAATATAGAATTCAATGATATTATTTATATCGTTACAATATACAAAGAATTATATAAAATAGTATTGTCATTTTATGAGAAATCAAAAAAACACATCTGCTACGAAGCAACGAATCATTATTCCAATGTTTTATTACATATTTTATCCAAACAATTACCGCCCAAAAATCTTTCCAAAATATGTGGAAATATATTGAAATTTATACTTCATGCATGTTTACTAGAAGAATCCCTTTCCGTTAAAATGGAAGTCGATATGGTAATTATATTACTACAATCGAATAAAATGATCGATTCCTGTAGTGAATTATCGGAATATATTTTTACCTACTTTTCATGTATTTGATTCAAAATATCAATCTCAAGATTTTTTCGGATCCTCATACAGTTTTAATGTCCTTGCACTCGCATCATTTGCTTCTACATATTTGGGCATCCAAAAATAAGGAACAATTTTCCCCATACCAGGATAATAAGTTTCAAATAGTTTACGATAATAAAATTGTTCCGTGGTTTTTGGTATCAAATGATCACCCACTTGACTCATGGTTTCATTGATTTTACATCGTTGCCTTATAATATCTTCTTTATTTACCATCGTTGCATAATCACTACATTCTTCTTCAATAAATTTTTTTGTCGTGAATTCTTGTATAATTTCATATAAAGATCGCGAGGTTTTGGATACACCATCACTAAATGCCTCTTTTTTACGCCATAATACAAATTCTGGCAATAATGGGTTCATGTTATAATTATGATAATTTTCAATCGAAAATGCGGAACGAACCAAATACTTTTCACACATTTTTTTTAATGTATGATTACGAATATGGAAAGGTATCGACAAATATCGTTGCACCCATTCACGATCTAGGAACGGTGTTCGAGGTTCTAATCCATGACTCGAAATGGATTTATCGGAACGCAATACATCAAATGCATGTATATCTTTTAATAAACGACGGCATTCTTTATCAAATTCTATAGAATCCGGTGCTTTGTGCATATATAAATATCCACCCATTAATTCATCGGAACCGTCGCCATTAAAAATGACTTTTGCTTCACTATGCGTTGCAATGTATTTTCCTAATAACCAATTTCCAATACTTGCACGAACGGTGGTAGTATCATAGGATTCAATCGATTGAATCACTTCTGGTATGGCGTTTAAAAAATCTTGTTCGGTTAAAATGACTTCGGTATGATTTGTTCCCAAATAATCGGCAACCATTCGAGCATATTTCAAATCTTCCGAATCCGCTAATCCAATACTATAAGTTTCAATTGTAGGTAAACCATTCGATTTATGAAAATCATTGACTAATGCTGTAATTAAACTACTATCTAAACCACCGGATAATAAACATGCAATCGGTCTTTCCGTCGTAACACATCGTTTATATACGGCATTGATAAGGGAGTCTTGGATATTTAAAAGAATCGATTGCAAATTATAATTTGTATAAATATTGGAGATAAACCCGGTCGAATGATAAATCACATTTTCTTTTTCTAATTTCCAGTAAGCCGATACTTTCGTTTCCAAATCATAGACGGAATAAGAACCCGGTGGAAATTGTTTGATTGTATAGTTGGCATTTTTGGATAATAATCGATAAAATTCATATAATCCTTTTAATTCGGATGCAAAAGCTACGATTTTGGATGATAATGAATCGATGATTTGATTATGATTGGAATTATAATCAAGAATATACAATGGTCGAACACCATATGGATCACGCGCTACATATATTTTTGAACTTTTATTATGAATTCGATAATCGATTAATACGAATGAAAATACACCATCAATCATTTGTAATGTTTGTTCAATACCATATTGTTTATATAAATGAATAATGATTTCACAATCTGAATCTGTGACTGAGGGAATTTTCATTATATCATATAATTCTCTATAATTGTAAATTTCACCATTACATATTAATGCAATTTCATCAATAATAATGGGTTGATTGGAATAATCGTTTAATCCGTTAATGGCCAATCGATGAAATCCAAATAATGCTTTTATCATAATATTATTTAATGTAGAATATTCGGGTCCGCGCGATTTCCCTTTTAAAAATTGTTCTCTGACAAATTTATCTGTAAATATATCTTGATTATTTAGTAAAGTAAAAATTCCACACATTTTTTGTTTATAGAAATAGTATGAAATCTTTATATATATTTTTATTTATTATATGCTTTACAATTGGCATTTAGAATGAATGTGTAAAGGTCGAAAACGAACAAACAACGAACAAAAAATAACGAAAAAAATATAAAAAAAATGTATATATTATACAGTAGTAGTATGGACAATTCATATTCTCCATATTCAGAAGAAGCAATCAACGAATTAATTATTGGCGATGACATTTCACAAACACATATGATATTACCACCATTGAATGATCGAAATATAAAAAATACTTCCATCGAATCTTCAAACACTTCTATCGCACCAACGACAAAAAGTCCAAATTTAAAAAAAGAAAAAAAACAATCCATTCCATCCAGCGAATACAATTTTGAAGATAAATCAACACAAACAGTCGTATTTGAAAAAAATGAAAATAAATATTTAGGCTTTATAGAAGAAGAAAAACAAGATTCAAAAAAAGAATCAACCCCAAATTCAGAAAAAAATAAAGAAATCCAATATTTAGAGGACTATATTTCGGATGATCCTATCGGTTATTTTTATGTCAGTTCCATTACAATTATTGGATTACTTTTATTATATAAAATGATTCGTCCATTTACAAAATAATTTCACACTATAAGATATAATAAAACATGTATAAATATTTAGTAGAATTTTTAGGAACGCTTTTTTTCGTTTATATTATTTTAGCTACAGGTAATCCATTAGCTATTGGTGCAGCATTAGCCCTTGTTATATTATTATCTGAAAATATTTCAGGTGGAAATATAAACCCAGCAGTATCTATTGTTATGGCATCTGCTGGAAAATTAGATATTCATGATTTAATTCCTTATGTCTTAGTTCAAATCATGGGTGGTTTAACTGCATTAGAAATATACAAACGATATAAAATATAACTATGATTTGTAAAATTGAAAATCAAAATCAAAATCAAAATCAAAATCAAAATCAAAATCAAAATCAAAATCAAAATCAAAATTGAAAAAAATACTATA